CGTGACCCCCGACGGCCAGACCCTGAACGTGACCACCATCACCAGCGACCTGCACCAGTACGGCGGCTGGACTCCCCTGACCGATGTGCTGCAGATGACCGCCATCGACAACAACGTGGTGCAGGCTACCCGTGTGCTGGCCAGCCAGGCGGGCCGCACCATGGACAGCATCACCCGTGATGTGCTGGCAGGCGGCACCAATGTCATCTATGCTCCCAAGCTGGCCGCAGACGGCACCGAGACTGCCGTTGCAAGCCGCAAGGCGCTGGACAAGACCTGCACCCTGACCCCGAAGCTGTTCTTCCGCGCAGCGGCACAGCTGGGGGCCATGAATGCAGACCCCATCGGTGACAGCTACATTGCCATCATCCACCCTTATGCAGCCTACGATCTGAAGACCAGCAAGGAGTTCATTGAGGTGCACAAGTACGCCGACCCGGACACCATGTTCCGCGGTGAGATCGGCAAGCTGGGCAACATCCGCTTCATCGAGACCAGCGAGGCCAAGATCTGGAAGGACTCTACCTGCCCGGACGGTCTGGCAGTGTTTGGCACGCTGGTGCTGGGTGCCCACGCTTACGGCGTGACCGAGCTGGAGGGCGGCGGCCTGGAGCATATCGTCAAGCAGCTGGGTTATGGCGACGACCCGTTGAACCAGCGTGCATCCGTGGGCTGGAAGGGTATGCGCGCCGCAGAGCGTTTGGTGGAGCAGTACATGGTGCGCATTGAGAGCGTATCCAGCTACTCCGCCACTGCGGCCGCTAACTAAGGAGGTTGGACTATGACTGAAAAGAAAAATGTGCGCATCCGGCTGTTCAAGGATAACAGCCGCTATAAGGGCGACCTGTTTGTCAGCGTCAACGGCGTGAACTATAAGATCCGCCGCGGCGTGGAGGTGGAAGTGCCGCCCGAGGTGGCAGAAGTGCTGGAACACAGCCAGCTGCAAGACGAGCTGACCGCCGCCCGCATTGCGGCTGCGGAAAACGCTGCACAGTAAATCAAAGGTAAACCGGATACCCGGCTTGGGAACCTTGCCCGGCCGGGCATTTTTATAAAAAAGGAGAGTGAGCTTTATGACCGTAGGACAGGCGCTGGAACGCGCCGAAGAACTGCGCCCCGGAAGCCGCATTGCGCTGGCCACCCGTCAGGCGTGGCTGAAGGAGGCAGACGCCATGCTGCGGGAGGGCTTTTTCAAAAACAGCATCACGGATGCCTACGACGATGTGGGAGCTGACCTTGCGTGGGATGACAGCTTGCAGGACGAGGATGTGCTGCTGGCTCCGCCGCCCTTTGATGCGCTGTATCCGCATTATCTGTGCGCCATGACCGATGCAGCCCTTGGCGAGACGGATCGCTACGCCGGGGAGCAGGCCCAGTACAACAGCCTTCTGGCCGATCTGGCGGCATGGCTGCGGCGCAGCTATCCGGTGCGCACGGGCAGCCAGTGGCGCTGGTAAGGAGGTGCGGAAGGATGGTTCTGGCAAACCGGACAAAGCTTGCAAACAGCCGCAGCCTTGTGCGGGTGTTCGGCGGGCTGAACGAGACTTACGCCTGCTCAGAAGCAGAGTACAGCGCGGGCATGAACTTCTCCGCGCGGGATTTCCCGGCGTTGAGCACCCGCAAGCCCCGGCGCAGACTGCGCACCTTGACCGACCTGAACGGTATGTATCACCTGAACGGCCTGCTGACCGTCTGCGGGGAGAATGTGATCTACACCCCGGACGACGAGGCGGCAGAGACTGTGACCTGCAAAAATGCAGTGACGGACAGCAAAAAGGCACTGGTGGGCATCGGCACGAAGATCCTGATCTTCCCGGATAAGTTGTTCTTTGATACGGCGGACGGCAGCATCCATTCATTGGGAGCGGCGTGGCAGGCAAAAGGGCAGAGCATACAGTTTGCCCCCTGTGACGCTGCCGGAGAAGCCTATACCGTAAGCAGCTGCGGTAGCGAAGAGCCGGAAACGCCGGAGGACGGCCAGCTGTTTTTAAAGGTGGAGGATGAAGAGCACCCGTGGAGCAGCACCGGTACGCTGGAAGTGTACAGTGCGGGTTCCGGCAGCTGGACGGCGGTGCCGCTGGAATACTGCCGCATTACGGCCGCAGGAGCAGAAAAGCTGTTTGCCCAGTGGGACACCGTGACTGTGCAGGGCACAGCGGCGCAGCAGGCGGGCATGTGGAAGGAACTGGACGGCGACCTTGTGGTATACGACCTGCTGGAAAACGGTCTGCGGGTGAAGGTGACGCCGGAGGGCGAGTTCTTTTATGGCACACTGGTGCAGGGCGAAGGCAGCGCCCAGTGGACCAGCATGGACGGCAAGGTGACCCGGAGCATTGCCGTGAGCGCACCGGTGAGCATGGAGCGCCGTGTGCCGGATCTTGACTACATCACCGAGTGCGACAACCGGGTGTGGGGCTGCAGCAGCAAGGAGAACGTGATCTACGCCTGCAAGCTTGGCGACCCCACCAACTGGTTCTCCTATCGGGGCATTGCGGCGGACAGCTACGCTGTTACTGTGGGCAGCGACGGAGCCTTTACCGGTGCAGCCACCTGCATGGGCTATGCGCTGTTCTTTAAAGAGAATACCCTGCACAAGCTCTACGGCACAAAGCCCTCGGATTTTCAGCTCACCTCGCTGCGCTGCCGCGGCGTGGCAAAGAACGCAGCTCGCAGCCTGTGCGTGCTGAACGAGACGCTGTATTACCTCTCGCCGGACGGTGTGATGGCGTGGGACGGCAGCATCCCCACCAAGGTATCCGGTGCGCTGGACTCGGGCCGCCTTGCCAATGTGCAGAGTGCGGTGGGTGGTGCGCTGGATGGGCGGTACTATCTGCATATTTCCCGGCCCGGAAAGGGCGGAGAGCAGGCGCGGCTGCTGGTCTACGATACAGAGCGCAGTCTGTGGAGCGAGGAAAATGTCTGCTCTTACGAAATGGCCAGCACCGGGGGTCAGCTTTATCTCTGGGACGGGCAGGCCCTCTGGGCGGCAGACCCCAGCCGGGAAGCCGACTGGCAGAACACCGACGGCGTGGAGGAAAAAATCAACTTTGAGCTGGTCACCGGTGACATCGGCATGGATGGTGCCGAGGAACGGTATCTCTCCCGGCTGACACTGCGGCTGGATGCTGGATGCTGCAGCACCGTAGAAGTTGCGGCCAGCTATGACAGCGGCCCGTGGGAGACCGTGGCAGGCATTACGGCGCAGCAGCAGCGCCGCTGCTATGACCTGCCCTTTGTGCCCCGGCGGCACGGCACACTGCGGCTCAGACTGCGGGGCACAGGGCAGATCACCCTGCGCAGCATCGCCAAGACGCTGGCTGCTGCCAGAGGCGGAATTGCAGACAGGGAGGTGTGACAAATGGCAAGCGTGATGGGCATTAACAAGATCGGCCTGCCGAAGCTCAGCGACAATATGGACCCGGAAGACGCCCGGGCACTGCGCAGCTACCTGTACCAGATGCAGGAACAGCTGCAGTACGTGCTGACCAATCTGGATACGGAAAACTTATCGGACGAGCTGCGCGCAAAGCTGCAGACCTTATAAGAGAAAGGAGTATTTATGGCGACCAGAAGAAAAGAAGAACAGGAGCTTGCTGCCGTACAGGCGCAGGCAGAGAGCACCGGCCAGCCTGCTGTGCAAAGCGGTTACTCGGCGGCGGGGCTGAACAACCGGCAGGACGTGGAAAATGCGCTGGCAAACTCCAGCTACAAGCCCGGTCAGACGGTGAGCGACGCCGAAGCAGCGCTCAAGGAGTGGCAGGCAAACCGCCCCAAAGACTATGAGAGCAACTATCAGGGCCGCATTGATGAACTGCTGAACCAGTTGCTCCAGCGGGATGCATTCCAGTACAGCTATACAAAGGATCCACTCTACCGCCAGTATGAGCAGGCCTATCTGCAGAATGCTCACAACGCCAGCGCGGATGCGGCGGCACAGGCAGCATCCCTTACCGGCGGCTATGGCTGCAGCTATGCCCCCAGCGCAGCGCAGCAGGCCTACCAGCAGCAGATCGGCGCGCTGAACAGTGCCATCCCCACGCTGTACAGTCTGGCGCTGGATACCTATACCAGCGGCGGCAACGAGCTGGTAAACCAGCTGGATCAGCTGACGAACAGTGAGCAGGAAGCACAGAACCTCTATAATAATCAGTTGGCGGATTACTACACCCAGCTGCAGCAGAAGGGCGAGGAGTACAATAACGCCTGCGCGCAGGATTACGGTCAGTATCAGGATTATCTGAGCCAGCTGGGCACTCTGCACGACTACTACAGTGCACAGGAACAGGCAAAGGCAGAAAGGACCCAGCGCATCTTCAACGGCGTGCTCTCGGTGCTTGGCGTTGTGGGCGATGCGGTACAGCTTGCCATCAGCGGCACTACCGGCATCGGCTCCATGGCCAGCGGCCTGCTGAATACCGGTTACAACATCCTCTCCGACAACCGCCAGTATGAGGCTGACCGCGCCGACACCCAGTGGAACCAGCAAATGCAGGAAAAGCAGTATCAGGACAGTTTGACCCAGCAGCGCTATGAAAACGAGCGCAGCGAAAAGGAATATCAGGATAAGCTCAATCAGCAGCAGTTCAATAATAACGTCACCAACGAGAAGCTGAACATTGCACTGGGCGAGTGGAACCTGAAAAAATCCAATGCAGCCCAGAAAGCCAATCAGGCCAGCCGGAGCACCGGCACAAGCCGGGCAGGCAGTACTGGTAGTTCCGGCAGCTCCGGTACAGGCAGTACCACGGGCAGCACCTCCAATCGCAGCACAGGCACAAGCACCCGCCTGAGCAGCGATAGCTCCAAAAATGTGACGGTGCCGTACACCGCCATGCTGCTGCGCAGTCAGGGCAAGAGCGATGCCAGCATCACCAGCGCCCTGCAGAGAGAGGGCTATTCCAGTATGGAAATCGCGCAGATCCTCCGCCAGATGAAGCGCTGAGTGCGGAGAAAATAAGATAAAATAAAAAAGCATGTGCAGAACATTTTCCGAGCCGTTCAGGCCGGAGCGCTCTGTACATGCTTTTTATGCTGTTCTCGTCCCACTGGGTACACCCCACCGGAGAAAATTCTCCCCGGTAGACATTCCTATGTGTTGGAACCCGCGGGCTAACCAAAGCCATACTATGGCTTTGGTTGCGTCGCTGTGCGCCGCCGCCCTATTCGAGTCCCACTGGGTACACCCACCGAATAAAAAAATCCGCCGATGCGAAGCATCAGCGGATTTTTTGGTGGGGTGCCCAGTGGGACTCGAACCTAAGAAATGACTATCCACCGTTGAAAATTGGATGCAAAGAGTGTGGTATACCGTGCATTTTATCCCAATGACCTGCACCCGGTAAAGGGCAAGTATCAGGGTTGAAAAGTGGAAGTGTGGTAAAAAGTGGGGTACAGATTCAGCCCTCGCCAAGCAGTTTATCAAAAGCAGCGTTCACCGCCTGGGCGGTGTTCTCAGCGTCGCCGGTGAGGGCGTGACCGTACACGCCGAAAGTGTCCATGTCCTGGCTGTGGCCTACAAGGTCCTTTATTTCGCCCTCTGGCAGCGTCTTTGCAACGCTGACGAAGGTGTGGCGCAGTCCATAGGCGGAGATGGGCACAATGCCGTTTGTGCGGCAGTAGGCCCACCACCGCGTGTGGTAGTGGTGCTGGTTGTTGATGCGGAACACGCTGCCGGTGCTGCCGGTGAGCCGCCGCTGATCCTCCAGCACGCCCCGCGCTCTGGTGGAGAGTGCGAAGGACCGGACGGCGTTCTGGTTCTTGCCCTGCGTCTCCTCGCCAAGCTGGTTGATGGATCGGCGGATGTACACCACGCCGCCGTGCACATCTTCCCAGCGCAGGCCCAGCAGCTCACCCGGACGCAGGCCGGTGAGCACTTGAAAGCGGTAGGCATTGATATAGGGGTCTGGCACGCGCTGGCGGTTGAATGTGGTGGTGTCTGAGCTGAACAGCACCGCCAGTTCATCCGGCTGCAATACGTTCTTGCCCTTGTACCGCGCCCCGGCGGGGATCGTCAACTCTTCCGGTTCGTAGGCTGAAATTTTGCTTTTGCGGCAGTATTTGCAGAATGCCCGCATATCGGCTGCAATGGACTTCAACGTTTTGCGGCTTTTCCCGGCGGCGTGGGCCAGGTTGAGCACGTCTTGCAAATCTTGATCGGTGAGGTGATCCACCTTCTTTGTGCCGATGACCGGCAGCACCCAGATGCGCCAGCGGCTTTCAAGTGGCCGGTAGTTGTCCGCGGAGGTGGACAGCTCCACCGAGCGCAGCCAGAACGCGCCCACGTCCACCACGCGCGCCCCCTTGGCGCAAACACCGTTGTCTAACCATGCGTCCGCTTTGGCGTTCGCTTCTCGCTGGCCTGCGCGGCCCTGTGTGCTGCTGTAGAAGTATTTACGGGTTCCATCCTTCTGCACTGCTATGCGCCACTGTTTGCCGTTCCAAGTGGCCGTGTTCGTTCGTTTGCCCATGTGTGTATAACCCTCCTGAGTATAGCTTGAAAAGCCCGCCCAGAAAGGGTATAATACCAGGTGTGAGGGTGGTATTGTCCTTCGTGGGCAAGCTATCTATCAAAAGCCGTTCCCGGTTGCCGCCGGGAGCGGTTTTTCTGTTTTATTGTGCAAATTGTATAGTGCTGTGGCGTCGATCGGGGATGATCAGCAGCCCCGGCGGGGTCAAACTGCACAAACAAGGGCGTTCACGGTTGCCGCCGTGGGCGTCCTTTTTACTTTTTGTAAGGCGAAAAATCATCAATTTTTCTTTGTTTTAGCCGTTCCAGTTCAAAAATCAAGAAATCGTCTGTCAGCATGTCTAGTTCCTGCAAGTCGCGTTCTGTGATTAAAAGGGTGCCGTCTGGGTAGTTAATCCAAAGATAGGCGTTTTCTTCGTCAAAACCGATATCATGCCCAGTAAAAAGCAACTTGCTTCGGATGTGCATAGTTCTTCGCGGGTCGTCTGGTGCAGAAAGGTCATACAAGTTTTTGTGAAAAGAATCGACATTGACGCCAAGGGAATGAGCGATTTTTTCCAAGGTATTGTATTTTGGGTTTCTTATTCCGCGTTCGTACTGACTAATATTCTGTGCTGTGGTGCCGACTTTTTCGGCGAGTTGTGCCTGTGTCAAACCCGCTTTTTCTCTAGCAGCTTTGATTTTTTCGGCTACGCTGTCGTTGCCCATGTGCATTACCTCCCTATTCAACAGGATATCACAAATCAAAGAAAAATTCAAATGAGTTTCAAAAAAGGTTCTTGACAAACTCAAAAGAATCATTATAATGCAATATAGAAACTCAATTGAATCACATAGGAGGAACACAACATGAAGAAACTGAACATCACTTACGACACCATGGAGACCGAGAACGGCGAGAAGATCACCGGCGAGACCTGTTACACTGTGGAGTTCGCGGACGACCGCGTGGCGGATCGCCTGTTGGATCATGGAACATCCGGTGTTGCCGTCGCTGAGTTGGAAAAGCTGCTGCGCGTGGTCGAGCGGTTCAAATGCCGCTGCTTCGTTTCCGGCAGCATCAAGCATTACGAGCTGGTGGAGGACTGAATGATGAAAGAGACTATCACCGCCAAAGAGCTGGAAGAAGCGATGATTCTGGCGGATCTCGGTGCATCGACGGCATCTCGTGCGGTGGATGAGCTGCGTGACCGAGCAA